ATCCTTAGCAGCGTTAAGCTTCTCTTTCAAGCCTAGCTCTGTGGGATCGGCAATGCCGCTGACAACAGCCATAGCTGCTCTAGGAGCATTCATAGCGATGTAAAGCTGTGTAGCCTCAATCACTTCTTCCTTAAGAACTTCCATAAGGACTTTGGTATTGTAGCCTTCGCTATAGCCAGCAAGCTGCCTTGCCTTAGCTGGATTGCCTCCAGCCTCAGCAAATAACACCTCAATGAACTTCTTCTGTTGTTCGCTTAGTTCTCTTTTAGCCATAATGTTTCTTTAAATATTTGAAGTGGTGAATTGTTCAGACACCCTAACGCTTACTTCCACCGCACTGTTTACACTGCATAGTCCTCTAATCTTGTCATCATGTAACAAATAGAAAGCATTCGTAATTTGCAGCATGCTGTTTGGTTCTAGTCTCACTGTCTCAGCAATTGTGTAATAGGTTGTATTCGTATGGCTGTACCAGTCTAAAGAGAATGTTACAGCACTGCTGGTTACATTGGTGACAAAGATGCTTTCAACAGCAGCCCTGAATGTAGGAGGGGCTGTGTAGATGTCTTGGTTGCTGGTTGTTAATACAGCAGCTACAGTTCTGTTCTTTGTTGTCATGTTAAATCATAGAAAGAAAGAGAACCAATACCACCACCAGTTGCTGATATTGTTCTCGCAGCTAATGTATATATATCACTAACAGCAGCCAAAGAAACACCAAGTTGTAAATCCCAGTTATAACCAGATCCTGTAGCTAATGGTACTCTACCTGATTTACCTGTAGTGAATTCACTGTAACATATAGTTCCACCAGTCATTGATGTTGATGCTAAATCTTGTTCTACATTACTAGTAGAAGAAACCGCTGTCCATGTTGGTGTTGTTAATGTTGTATTTTTAAACAAAGCCAATTCATAATTGTCTGAAGTGGTAGGTAAGAAATTTAAATTGTATGGAAGCACTACAGCACCTAATGCTGTAGAAGGCAGTCTTATAGAAACTAATGGTTTAAATGTTGTTGTTAAAAATGTACCTGTTGTAGCAGATACCATTCTGGCTGAGTGTTCTTGCGACACTGCTTCATATCCACCCTCAGACATAACAGAAGAACAAATCTGTTTCATTGCTGATGAAGAAGCTACAGTTCCTGTATTAGTAATTTCATAACGAACAGGAAGAATAGCTGTAGTCATATATACAGCAGTTTCTATATTTGAGTTGTGGAAAGTATGGGCAACAATAAATTGTCCATTGATAACAAAGCCGCATCTCACACTACCAACACCAAGCCATTCAAAATCCATGAACAAGATTTGTGTTTTAGTCAGATCTAATGTTATACCACTAGTACCTGTACCATCCAGCTTATCCCCATTCCAACTAGCCTTAGCTGCATATCGTGCATCACTCACACTACCACTGGTAGATGTTCTTAAAACAAAGGTAATACCATTAGCACCTTGTTCTAAGAACACACCATTGGCTGTACCAAAGTAACCAACCCTTTGTCTTAAATTGGTCTTAGCTGCATCCATCTTGAATGTAGCTAATAACAACAAGCTCTTACCCGGCTGATAAGGAAACACTCTAAATGTCTGTCTCACCACTTCATCACCTGAAGTTGTAGACACAGCCATATTTACAGAAGACTCATTAGAGAGATGAGTAGCTGCTCCAGAACCAGCAGTGGAGGTACTGAATTGTGAATCAATACCATACCTATTCTGGCTATCAAACAATGTATAAGGCTGACTAACCCTTATCCTTCCAAAGGCATCAGTGTTAGTTCCACCAATGCTAACAGTGTTGCCGCTGCCAGCAATGCGTACTAGTTCTGGATAGCTGGTAATGCTCATTTCTTCTTAGGCTTCACTTTAGCTTCAGACAAGGCAATGGCAATGGCTTGCTTGGGGTTTGTAACAACCTTACCGCCTTTACCACTGTGTAAGCCTTTGTCTTTAAACTCACCCATCACCTTAGCCACTTTAGCTGTTTGTTTTTTAGTAGCCATTATTTCTTCTTAGCTTTCATTGGCTTACCAACACCAATCATGATAGCCACCATAGGCTTACCATTCTTACCTTCTTTGCCCTCTTTAGCCATACACTTACCAGCAGCTTTACACTTGGCTGGTGAGGGGCATCCCTCACAAGGTTTAAACGCTTTCTTAGTAGCCATCATTTACCTTTCTTAGCTGGAGCTTTTTTAACAGCACCACCCTTAGACATCATTGGTGTTTTTACTGGCATAGCATAACCACCACCCATCATTTTCTTCTTTGCGTTAGTGGCTGTACGGCTACCTCGAACAGGCATACCACCCATAGCAAGCTTGGCTGGAGGCTTCTTTGTTTCTTCAAAAGCCTTACGCTCTAGCTCATTAGCCCTGTCCAAGTAGGTGTTACGCACCTCTTGAGGGACAGAAGTGTCCTTAGCTTTCTCTCGGTACATCTTTACTTTCTCTGCATCGGTAGCCATAGTTTCTCCTTTTAGTTACCACTTAACTTTATCTGCCCAATATGCAGCAGACATCTTACCCTTACTAATATTCTCAGCATGACGAGCTTTGAAGCTCTTCTGCCTAGCCTTGTCCTTAGGAGTGTCTGGACTAGAGCCAGCACCACTAACACCCTGTTGTCCAAATCTAATGAGCTTCACTGTATCACCATCTTTAGCTAACACAGCATGACTCTTCGTAGGATGCTTAGGTGTAGCCTTGGGCTTATTGTATCCGCTAAACTCTTCACTACCTTTTTTAATCATCTGAACCCCTTCACCTTCTTAGCAATTTCTTTAGGCTGCTTAACAAACTGCTTACCAGCCTTTGTACCTTCACGCTTTGCTTTGGTGGTGGCTGCATACTCAGCAGAGCTTAAAGACTTAATGGCAGCTTCAGGAAGATAACGCTCTCCTGTTTTAGCAGAAGGCTTACCAGACTTAGTTGTCCACTTCTGGTCTGTCCAATCCTTTAAAGACTTCTGAGAAGGCTTCATTTGTAACCACCACCAGCAGCTTTATATTTCTTTGCTACAAGCTGTGCTTTCCTAGCAGACCATTCACCCGGATCTCCACCAGCAGAACCAGCCTTCACCCTAGCTACCAACGCCTTACGCATTGTAGGCTTGGTGTAATTACCAGCAGCATTAACTGTACTTTTCTTTGTAGCCATGTTCTTTCTTCCTTGGAAGGTGTCTGTGTTCTTTCCATCCCTCAGCTCTCATAGCATCTTCAACTCTGTCTAAGGGAAATACATATCCTGTGTTTTTCTCCAGTGCTGCTCTGACATAGTAAACATCACTGTGGAATAAATGCATCTTGTCTACATAACCTCTGTGTAACGCTAGTGAAGCTTGTGTAGCCACACTGTAGGGATATGTGTTTGTTAAGCCTCTGTCATCTAGCTCTTGTCGGGTGTAATAGTTCATAATGCTTCATGCTAACACACATAGCCTAGCTAAGGTGGTATGGTAGCATTTATTGCTACACATAACAACCTATCCCAATGTATGTCTATAGTGTCTATGAAGGTAACGGTAGAAGTCCTGTGAAGAAACTACTACCATTACCTGTAGGGAACGGTACATATCACATTATGAAATACATACCACCTACCACTAATATCTAGAACATACACCTAGCAAGCTCATTTCTTTACCTGTAGCCGGAAGGTAGCTCATACTTTGTTTCGTATCGCCTGTATGCATAGAGCATACATGGTGCAGGTACGGGTAGTTTTACACATATTGAAACCAATGTCAAGCTTTTTCTGTAGGAGATAACAAGATATGTTGACTGTTTAGAAAATGGTCCATATGGGGGTGTAGCTATAGGTTGATGTTTAGCTATCAAGATGATACCTATGAGTATAAAGTTGCATGAAACTTCAATGAGAATAGTTCTTATTTGTTAACATCTGTGTGTACAGAAGGTAGCGGTTTGTGCAGCTTTATGTGCAGCTTTGTAGGATAGCTTTTGTTCAGTATACTCAACAATTTCTAGGTAGTTGACGGTGCAGATCGATTGTTTCATTTGCGTCTTTGTTATGAAATATTATTTCTATGACGGTGTGGGAGCTGCCAAGAATGGAGTTTGGTTAACAGACTCAATTTTCCTGATTTTTGTACGAGGCCATATATAATAACGCCTACACCCCCGCTGGCCCACGCCCCGCCCCGCTGCCGCCCAGCCCTGCAGCCGTAGCAGCCCTGCAATGCGTTGCAGATCTTAGGTGATTCAAAGATATCCAATGCATTCAACTCAAAGAAAAGATTCTTCAATGAATTCAAGGACTTAGAAGATCTTGAATACTGATTCAAAATCGGTTCACCATGTCAAAAACCACCGGAAAAGGTTATGCTTTTTTTGCATAACCCCTTGACAGAAAGGTCGGTATATCCACCACCCTCTAAAGAGAATACCCCAATCGGTAAAGTTATCCACAGCAAAACCAAAGTTATCAACAACTACCCCAATCGGTAAAGTTATCCACAGCACAACACTGGGTTATCCACCGATTGCCAAACCAAGCCGAGAACAAGTTGTGGATAAGTCTCTATTACTTTCTATATTTATAATCACAAAAGACATGCCAACTTGTTGGCATCTTCTTTTGTTTAAATATAGAAAGATCTGCGCCTACATGCCTGAATCCATGTCTTTCATTTAATAGAGAAAATATCCTTTTTCATGGTAGTGAAAAAAGGGTATTTTCTCTTGAATTCATTAAATGAAAGACATGAAGATGAAAACTGAAATCGATACGGCTCGTTTCCTGAATCTTGCCAAGCTTGTTTTGGACAATTGTGGCGACAGTCTTTGGGATGTTCTCGAAGAGTTTCACCCCGAAAACGGCAAAAAGACTCAGAAATTCATTAGGACTCTCTCAACAAGAGGTGAGTTTCCTGACTCTGAGATGAATGAATTCAGAAGCTGGCTCTATGATTGCCTTAGAGATATCGAATCTCAAAAGGGATATGAGTATGCTTCAGAAGAAGCGGGTTACGATGCTTTAGTGGCTCTGGTTTGAGCCGAACATTTTTTAACTTTCCTTAAGGAACTATCATGACAAATTACGATGCTGTTCAAATTCTCATTGAAATCTCTGTAGTGCTTAGCACTATTAGCTTAGCTCTGCTTTGGGAAGATCAAATTAAACTGATGCTTTGCAAAGCTTTCGGTTACAAAGTAACTGGTGTCGGATTCAAGAAATCACACTATACACTCAGCAAAGCTGAGGCAATGCAGTGGATGGGATGTTATGACGAGGCACTGCTATTCAAGGGTAAAACCCTTGTTGGTAGCAGAAAAGCCCTGTGATTGACAGGGTTATTGGATAAGATTACAATTGAAACCTCAACGGCAATGTTGCCACAACTTTCCTAAAGGAAACACAATGTTCAAGTCTAAAGCTTTGCTTTCAGTATCGTCAGATGCCAAAACTATCAAGGGAGAAACCTTAGGTTTCTTAACTGGAATTCTTTACTTAGCCCCTTCGACAACTACCAAGTGGAACACTTGTTCTATGGCAAAGACTGCTAAGTGTGACGTTGCTTGTTTATACAATGCAGGACGGGGAGCTTTCAGCTCAGTTCAAACGGCTCGAATCAATAAAACCGAATGGTTTTTTACTGATCGGAATGACTTCATGCAACAACTTGTTGTTGATATTGCAAAGCTTATTCAGAAAGCTTACAAGAAAGGCTTAAAGCCTTTAGTCAGACTGAATGGTACTAGCGACATTCGATGGGAAACCATAGGTTTTACCGATGTTAGTGGCATTGAATATGTAAACATATTTGCTGCTTTCCCTAACACTCAATTCTATGACTATACCAAAGATGCAAATCGTAAAGATTTGCCAAGCAATTATGATGTAACTTTCAGTTACAGTGGTGTGGAGGGTTTTCAACCCTATGTTCAGAAAGCTTTGCTTAACAACATGAGAATGGCGGTAGTGTTCCGTAAGGAACAAGACATTCCCCAAAGCTTTATGGGAATCCCTGTTGTCTCTGGAGACAACTCAGATGTTCGTCACCTTGATGACAAAGTCATTGTCGGACTGTATGCTAAAGGTAAAGCGAAGCTTGATACT